TGACTGATTTAGAACTAAAGGAACTTCTGTCCTTAGTGGGCTTCAAGGGTAAAGACCTTGTTGTTGCTTGGGCGGTAGCCAAAAAGGAGTCTAATGGGCGACCATTGGCTTTTAATGGTAACCACAAGACTGGTGACTCGTCTTATGGTATGTTCCAAATTAATATGATTGATTCCCTTGGTCCTGATCGTAGAACCAAGTTTGATCTTGACTCTAACGCTGAACTATTCAATCCCGTCAAGAATGCAGAGATTGCATACTACATGACAAACGGTGGAGATGATTGGTCCTCATGGAAGGGCATCACTCCAAGAACCAAATTTTGGATGAGTAAATTTCCTAAGTAAAATATAATAACTAGAGGCACCTGTAGGGTAAAACCTATGGGTGCTTTTTAGTTTCTCAGGATTAAATTAATTGCTGCTCGTGGTGCCTTAAAGGTTTCTACCTCGTGTGTTAGATTTTTAGGGATAAACACAAAGTCACCCTCTACAAGATGATATTCATTCTCTAAATTTTCTCCTGTACGCCAAATCATTTCACCTTTAACAACCCACTGAAATTGATCTACATAGTCACTATGCTTGCTTCCAACAACACCCTTGTTTTTCATTAAAGAAATAAGTCCAAAGTTGCCAGTATAGATGTCAGGGCCATATTGGTCGAGTCCCCAGGTAGTTACTGGTATTAGTTCAGGGATTATATTCATATAAGTATCTAGTGGATCATAAAGTTGAAATGCCAACCTTGACCAAAATCTACATTTTAATCTCATATCAAGGTACTCATCCTGTAAGTTTGAATTAGAAAGGTAAGACCTGTCTGGAAATTTTTCTAAATCTTCATCTACATATTGAGATACAACAGAGATAAGCGTCTCCCATGATGGTCGGTTTGGAAAAACATCTTTAAAAATATGAATTCTATGTTCTTCTCTTGCCTTATCAACTAAATTCATATCTATCATTATGTTAACCAACTAACTACTGAATACCGTGTTCCTTCTATTACTGGAAGGACTGAATGATTATATACGTAGGTTGAAGGGAATATAAGAAGTTCATTGGCTAAAGGCTTATAAGTTAAACTAAACCTTGGAAAAGATATTTCTCCTCCAGTGTAGTCATCATTAACATAATAAACCCAAGACATTCTTCTGTTATGGTCTTTATGATCATCAATATGATTTATATACTTTTGTCCAACCCCGTACTTTAAAATACTGTAGTCTTCGTGAATTGAGGTTTCAACCTGATAGGATGCTTTATAGTCTAACTCTAAAGGACCAAATACTGAAAGAAACAGATTAGAAAGATTTGAATTAAATGCATGACCTAGACTTATAAAATCATCAACAAGGTATTCTTTATAAGGTACATCTATTACCATTGTATCTCTATAGTCTGTGTCAACTTGAACAATGTCGTCTTTTCGTATTGAAGATTCTGTCCATTTAATGCCTGAATTTAATAAACCTTCTTCAATGTCCTGTGCTAGTGTTGTATAGTTTTCAATTACGTCAGAGTATACAACTATCCCTGGTGCCAATTCTCTTTTTTTCATTACCATTTTCCTATTGGGCATGAGGCCATTTTAAGTTTAGTTTTTGCTGCCATAAAACATCCACATTTTTTGCATTGAGTTGTTAATTTGATTAATTCTGGACAGGCTTTACATATAGAAAGTCTATCTTTTGCTAAATCTTCTTCTACATAATTTTCTTTATCTAGTAGGTGCCAAGGTCTTGATTCTCCAAGAGTTTCTTTGTATTTTTCCCACGCTGACAATTCTTTGTCCATCAACAATCTCCTTTTTTACTAGTATATCATATTGAGTTAGTATACGCAAGATCCTCTATTACAGAAGTATGGAGCCGTACATGCTGGGCGACATGTTTCTGTTGGTGGTGTTACAGGTGTAACTGGTGTAACTGGTGTAACTGGTGTAACTGGTGTGACTTCAGGTGTAACTGGTGTAACTGGTGTTACTGGTGTTACTGGTGTAACAGGTGTAACAGGTGTTACAGAAGGGGTAACGCAACCAGGGCACTCAGAAATATTATAGTTTTGACATTGCTGGGCTGTATGGCAAACTGTGTATGTTCCACAACCATCAGGGCAAGGATATGCGTAAGTAGGGTTAGCGGTTATTCCAGTGCCGTAACCAACACAGGCCGTACAGTCTACTGGAGTTACAGGAGTAACTGGCGTGACAGGAGTTACAGGAGTTACAGGAGTTACAGGAGTTACAGGCGTGACTGGAGTTACAGGAGTTACAGGAGTTACAGGAGTAACTGGAGTAACTGGAGTTACAGGAGTAACTGATGGATTGCAGTTTGGCTCTGTTGTTGAAACAGAACCACTCTTTAGCCCTACATTTGCTTCAAGGTTACATATTAGAGTTAGTCTACTTGTTGCACTTGATGATGATAACTGTGCAGCAGTGTATGATCCTGATACTAGGCTGTTATCTTGACAGCATCCATAGTATGTTGTTGTAGTAACTGGAGTTACAGGAGTAACTGGTGTTACAGGTGTAACTGGAGTTACAGGGGTTACTGGTGTAAAACATTCTCCAAGGTCGTCATCCCAATTTCCTCCACAATCAGTACATGTTGTTCCATTTGTAATTTGTGAAAGTGGCGGACAAGGTGTTACAGGTGTAACTGGTGTTACAGGGGTAACTGGAGTAACAGGAGTAACTGAAACTGTATTAGTTGTAATGTTTGTATTAATAGTTGCAAGAGTTTGATTGCTTGAGTTTTTAGCATTTACTGTTAATAAATATTGGGTTCCAGGTGTTCTAGAACCAATTGTTACCGATGTTCCATTAACCGTTGTGTTATACACACCATTAACTAATATTTCATAGAATGCCGTGTTGTTAGGTGGCAAGTACCAAGTTGCAGAAATAGAGTTTTCTGTCTTATCTGTTCCTGTAAATTCAAAAGTTCCTGGGTCAGAATAACTATATCTTACAAGTGTTACATTTGAGTTAGGTGCTGCAATTGATCCTGCTGCAGGAGTTTGTGAAGCAACCTTTCCATTATTTGAATTTGTTGCTCCTACTGGTGTGACTCCTCCATCAACATATGTAAATGAACTTTCAGAAAGGGTAGAGGTTGCTTCGCTCAAAGACAGGCCAACTACATTTGGAACTGTAAATCCACAAACTGTTAATACTGGTGGGGTAGTATTCTGTCCTTGACTAATATTTGTAACCCCTGCGCCAGGACATCTACTGTTCATATCTGCAATTGCAAATGAATACCCATTTCCGCTATCTCCAGTAACCTGTGCTCCAGTTGAAGGGCAACATCCTGTAGCCCAATAACTATTTGTTGGATCTAAGTTTGTGCTTGTTGCAAGTTGGTCTGAAACATTTGTTCCAGTTTGGTTTGGTCCTGAATAAAGAAGAACTGTTACAGTGTATGAACTCTGTGGAGCCAGACCAGTTCTTGTATAACTTGTAGGGTTTCCATTTCCTGATGCTATAACAGAGCCACCTCCCTGAGCAGTTTGAATTTTCCAAGATTCAACTCCTTGGCCAACCCAATTTATTTTATAAGAATTATGAGTTACATTACTTTCAAATGGCGCAGTTACAAATGCAAGTGGAAGTATTTCTGCTGCATGTGTAAAGGTTATTGACTGGCTTGCATTTGCTTGCGTTGAAGTTGCTCTAACTTGAAGTGTTACTGTATAAGATTGTCCTTCAACCATGTTTATAAGGCTTCCGCCCCATCCACCTGGAGAAGAAGTAAATGCTCCATAATTATATGGTGATGGATAATTGCTTGGATCCCCAGTAAATAATACAGTATCAGCATTAGTTTGATTCCAAGAAAGTGTTCCAGTTGTTGATCCAGTTTTTGTGTATGTAAGGCCAGAAATTGTTGGTGGTGGAGTTGGAGTAACAGGAGTAACAGGAGTAACTCCTGGAGTAACTGGAGTTACAGGAGTTACAGGAGTTACAGGAGTTACAGGAGTAACGGGAGTAACGGGGGTAACTGGTGTTACAGGTGTTACGGGTGTTACGGGAGTTACGGATGGTGCAACACCTTCATAAACATCTCCATAAAAAATCCAGGTATCTGTGTCAATCTTTAGCAGTGTTCCTTTGCTATATTGTCCATCTAAAAATAGTTGTGAGTTTTTGCTGCCGATAATAACTCCAGAACTTGCAGACAGCGTTGTTTTTCCTGTTCCAATTTCAAGAAGATTATACTGATATCCAATTGGAATAGCAACAGAAGAATTTGACGGGATAGTCAAAGTCATAGGAGTTGCAGTATTAAGAATAATAGTTTTGCTAGCATCTGCTAAAGTTAATGTAAAACTTGAACCCTTAGTGACTGTAAGTGTTGAATTTGCAACATAAGATTTTGTAGCAACTGTGTCGTCAATATCAAACTGATCTGTGTCTGTATTATAGTCAATTCCAACTCCAGCAAGTGTTGGAATAGCCTCTGCTGAGTTGTCAATTCCTGTTTGGAGTTGTTTTAAATATCCTGCAATTGATTTTTGGTTAATTGCTGCAGAGTTTGCTGGAATTACTGCTTGTCCTGTACTTGGGTTAACAGATCCATAGTGGTATAGTCTTAAAGCCTCTTGAATATCAGCAGACTGGTCATACCCAGGAATTAGGGTGGGGTATTGACCATTGCCAGTTTCTGTGTCATCAATATATTCAGCAGCCATTACATATCACCATCTTAGATTATACCACCGTAATTAGGAAATGGACTACGTGAGTTCCGCTAAGTCCTGTCCAAGCACTTCCTGAAAACTCAGCAGCGTTGAGGCCTACTGGTAAAATAATGTTGCCCGTTGATGCCTCAGTCGTAATTGGCTTGACTACTATAGAGTGAGCAACTGGCTTTGTTGGATTTGAGAAGGTACATTGAATATTAAACTGTGAAGCAGTAAGACCACTTATAAGACTGGTAGGAACTATACTGGAAATTTTAAAATCTATGTTTTCTGTTGCTACTCCGTTAGTAAAAGATACAGTCTTGTTTACACTATATTTGTCTATCATAAGTTTAGATATCTCAACCCAAGTATTAACGTCATTTACAACCATTAACTGGTACATCATAAGGTACTTGGCATCTGTTGTTAATATATTTATATAGATATCTAATACTTGCACATTTTCTGGAGTAGTTTGATCATCTGGGTGTCCATAACCAAAAAGAAAAAGATTGCCTCTGTCTCCTTGAGAACCAAAGTCAACTTCAACATTTACATTGGCTGTACCACCAATAACTTTTACATCGTCAGTTGATACGAATACTTCTGTCATGCTGCAGTCCACTTAGCATAAAGTGTAACTGCTCCATATGGAGAAGGTGGCTTATATATATTGTTTGTTACTTGTATTCCAGTTCCTGCTGGTCCTGTCCACCATCCACCAAAAGTATATCCCGTTCTTATTGGTGCAGTGGTTGGAATTGATAAAATTGCTGATTGTGGAATATAGGATGTTGATCCTCCAACTTGGCTTGTTGTTGCACTCTGATTATCGTAAGTAACTGTTGGGGGTAACCACTTAGGATAAAGTTTTATGTCTGCACTAATCAGTGGAATAGTTTGTCCTGCAGTATAAATAATTCCTGTACCATCTGCAGATTTTGTCCATCCACCAAAAGTATAACCAACTTTTGCAAGAGTTCCATTGTTGGCAACAATAACATTTTGATTTGGAAGATACCCATTTGTGTCTACTGGTACTAACCCACTGGTTGCTTCTATATTGTGATAAAGAACTCTGTATGTTGGTATTGCTTTATTTGGAGTTCCAATATCTTGTGTTACATCATCTGTAACTGAAATAGATCCAGTTAAAAGAGTAAATACTTTGTCGTATGTGTTTGGACCTTGAGCATAAACCTGAATATCGTATACATAGGTTTTTGTTGCATCCATAAGTTTTGCATTTTCAGGAGTAATAGCGCATGTGATGTAGGTGTTGTCGGTTGAAATTGTTGCGCTTGCATGGATCTGTCCTAGGGTTACTCCCTCTTCTCCACGTGCTTCTGCAATTGTAAAAGTAGAGTTTCCATAGTCGTTTAAATAGAATATTGACCCATCTGTTTTCTGAGGGTATACCTTAAACTCATGGGTGTCACCCTTGTAGTAGTTTATATTGAGTTCGCCTGGAAATGCCATAGTTTTATTATACCA